AATTGATAATATTAACATGATAATATCTATTATTTTGATAAAGTAAATTTTGTTTGTCTACGTTAATATTAGCACCAGTATAAGTAAAATTCATATTTGTACTATCTATATTACTAGCATCTGAATCTAATATAATTTCTTTACTACTTGGATCTAACACAAAAACTGATACTGATGAAATTATAGGCGACCATTCAATCAACTTATATGTTTGATTATTACTCTCTAATAGATCAAGTGGCAAAGGGTCACCTCTTATCTTAAATGAGGTGCCACTACCATTAATGGATAATAATGTAATTAAATAATCAGTATTGTTATAAGAAATATAATATATATAAGTAGAATTATAATTGAAATAATTAACTGTCGTAGAATCTATAGTTAAAATATTATATAAAACATCATTAATCGTTGATGAACTAATGGAAAAATTGGATATATTAACTGTATTTTCATAGGAAATTTTTTTGTATATTTTAATATTGTAATTAGAAATCTTCGTTGAATCAAATAAATCGGCAGACAAATAATTATTATTTGTTAAATTAAACTCATGTTGTATATTGTTAACAGTTGTAGTATTTGTATGTAAATTAATAGTACTATTAATTCCTTCTGGTGCTGATTCTAATGTAAAATTAAATATATCTGTATTAATATATGTATTAGAAGTAAACAGTCTATTATTATTTGTATCAAAGGTTAAATTATTTTTAGAAATCTTTAATGGCGTGTAATCAATATAATATTTATTAATTGGCATATATAATGTGACAACTAGATCAAAATCAGATGTAATTATAATATCTTTATCTAAAATTATCTTTGTTTGTCCATTTGAATAACTTGAAGTCACAAGATAATAATTACTATTATAAAGTAACTCTAATTTAAATTTCTTATCAAAGAATGACCTTCTAACCTTATTTGATGGAGATACAAATGAAATTATACGATCCGATTTAGTAAAGTCATTGAAAGTTACTTTTATAGAATATTGGGCATCAATTGTTCCTGTGTAATCTTTATTATATGTTTCATTCGTAATCGTTGTTATTTTACTTAAAGTTCTAAACGATGTAGGAATATTGATATCATTCGTAGATACTCCAATATAAGAATTATTATTAAATAATCTATATAGATCATTTTTTATTTCATTTAATGAAATTATATTGTTTGGAATGAAAGTGTAGAACATATTAATTAATTCAGTTGATTCTTTTATATTTGTGAAATCTGGATAGAAATTACCATTATTTGAAGATTTGCCTTGAATCCTTTTATATCTTAAAAAAACCATATTGGCTATCTTATTTCTCCACCAATAAATAAACTGAATATTTTGTTTATTAATACTATTAAAGTTTTCAAAAATGTTAAATTCTGTTATGTGATAAGCAATCTGATAAACTATATAATTATATATTAATGTTAAATCAAACTTACTACCATACTTATTATAAACTGTTGTTAAATTAGTTTTAGTGATATCGGAATAATTACCATAATTATACTCGATTTTTTTAAAAAATCCATCTTCACCTTCTTTTACAAAAAAATCTAAAAAATTTATTGTATTAAAATTATTGAAATTTTCATATCTATCAATGAATGTATAAATTACTGAATATATAAATTCGATATTATTAAAATCTAAATCTATTGAATTCCACATATTGTTAATATCTTTTTCTATCAAATTAGATGTATTAATGAATTTATCCCAGAATCCACTTTTAAATTGTACTGAAGATTTGCTATCAAAATTAGCAATAAACCCATCATTGATATAGTTATCCCAATCAGTAATATCATGAGTTCTATTATTTTTTGAAATTATAGTATTATCAGTTGTGTAAGCAGTACTGTACATGTTATAAAAAGTAAAATAATTTCCTATATTATCATCATATAGTTTCTTCAAAATATATAGAATAAATCTAGAACTATATAATATAGTATTTTCCAAATATTCAATTAATTCATCTGATCCAATTTCAAATTGTTTGTTTGATAGTATTAAACTCATAGCATTATCAATATCTAATCCTTCTAATATATATGTTGATTTATCTAAATTATCCATCTGATTAATAATTTCAAAATATTTTTTAATTTCATTTGTTTTTTTGTCATTACTCGTATCAAAATTTATCTGATATTTACTCTTAAATTGATTTAAATTAAAAATATTCTGATAATTCAAGAATAATCTATTGTCAACTTTATCTGTTATCCAACTACTAAATAAATTTTTATCCATTACAGTAACTTGAAAATTTTTGATAGATATTTTATTAATAAGATTATTAAACCATTCCGAATCAACTGTTTTCATAAATGGAATAACATGATGTTTAATATTATCATCAAATATAATTTCTTTAAAATTCGAACTATTATTATAATAAGATGAATAATCAGAACTATTTATTGCTAGAATATTAAATGTATCTAACTCATTTTTTTTATTTTTACTGTTTATATATAAAACATTCTCCGGAATAATATAATACTGATCATTTCCAGTGTAATAAATAAATGCCTTCATATTAAGATAATCGTAATATAGTTTATCAGATTCAGTTCTATCAAACTGACTTGTTTTCTTATTAATTTTTTTTATAATATCAAAATATGGTATTTCTAGATAAAAAAATACATCTTTTAACAAATCGCCATTCTTTCTTAAAGTTATTTCAAAATTAGTATCAAACTTTTTTTCACCAATAATTTGAGAATTATTATCAATGCTAAAGTTCGTATATTTCATATATACTTTTTTGAAATGAAATAGTTGCGGGTTATTTATTAATATGCTATCTGCTTTTCCTACAGTAGCTAGTTGTAGTAAACCTCCTTTCATTTATTATTTTATTTTAGAAATTATTCTTTATAATAAAAATATAAATTATAAAATAAAATCTAATATATTTTAATGTACTACTTCAAAATTATTAGTTTAAAAAATTGTCCTTATTCGGAAGCTGCAGAATCTTTACTTAGAGAAAATAAGATTGAACATGAATTAATTAAAGTTGATGGATCTGAAAAAGATAAATTTAAGACTTCATATATTAATACATATCCTCAAATCTATTTAAAGAAAAAACACAGTAATGGTTCTGTTTTAGTTGGTGGGTTCGATACTATTAAAGAATATTTCGATATTGCACACAATAATACAAATAATTCAAAAGTACTTGATAAATTAAAAAGTAAAATAAAAAAAAATAATGTTAATATATCTGATAAATCAATTTTACGATTAATAGAATTATTAATCTAATTATCATTAGACAATTTAATAGAACCGCCTTTGTATTGTCCTACATTTTTACTTTCTGAATCATATACAGTACCATTAGGTTTATCTTCGTAGAAATAATCATTTCCATCTATTGAAATATGACAAAGCAAATCTTCACTTTCTTCAGAAATAAGTTCTTCAACTTTAACAACTTTTTGTTTTGATTTTTTCAAATATTTTTCTATCAAAGATAGCTCATCCAAATCTTCACCTTTTGCAATTTCAGATATTAATTTTGAATTAGCTTCCAAAATTATTTTTTGATGTTCTTTTCTAGCTTTATCTAATTCATTTTTCATTTCAAGATTGTATTCATCTAGAATTTCTTGAATTTTTTTGAGTCTTTTTAGCTTTTTCATTACTATATTGAATATTAAGTCTATTATTATTATATTTCAAAATTTTTTTATTACTATATGATTGATTGGGATTTGATTGTATTGTAGAGTTTGTTTTTATTGTTGGGTTATTCCAAAAATTATCTATTTGGGTTGGTTCATATGAATAATCGTCCAATACAAGCATTACCTATTAGTAATATTATTATTGTCTAAATTATAGGAAACATAAATCAATTTTTATTCTAAGAAACTATCTACTAGATTTTTAGAATAAGTTTTTTATTTTTATAACTTTACGGATCAATCTGTATTTCTTGTAAAGTTTTATAGAATTTTAGAATTGCTAATACATTAATTTCGTCTCTTCCAAATGTTTTTAATCCATATAATTTATAATTAAAAAATCCAAGTATCTCTCTTCTAATTTTTATATGATCGTCTGATTCTAATATGTCTATTATATTTTCAACTTCAATGTCATAATATCTATCCTTAAACATAGCTAGGCATTCCTCAATATAGTCTTTCTCATTTAATGCAAATGGCATTCCTAAATAACAGTCTGATTTATTTATTTTATCATATGGTAATCCGTCTATATTTGTTTTTGTTTTACCTGTATTAATCATTAATTTACTATTATTTAAATATTCTATTAATGATTCAACTAGTTCCTGTGCATTACTCGTATCTTTAAATTCTAAATACATATCATCAACAAATGTATTAATTAATACTTGACTGTCACACTTTTCTTTATTCATCCATTCGAAAATAAGTTGTTCAATTAGTAGTGAAAATACTATTGTACTGGATGGTAGTCCAGTTGCAATTGATTTATTAAATTTAATCGTTTTCGAGTTAAATTTTATACATCGGCTGGTATTCAAAAACATATATTGTTCTACAATTTTATCAGCAGAATTTTTATTTATTTTTCTAGTTAAATTTTTAATTAATAATCCTTTTAGTACATCCCAAGAAACACTATCAAATGCTTTTCGAATATCAAGTAATATTATCTTGGACCCATTTTTAAATTTAGATAGTTTCTCAAATGCTAAATCACGAATTGAAATAGTAAATGTTCTATCAAAATTATTTCTAACAATATTTTTGTCTGGAAGGGAATTATTTCTTGTTAAGGTTGTTATTAAACTATTAGTCCAAAATTTATCCAATATTTTAAAACAGTTACTGTGATTACTTAAAAATCTAAAATTCTTTGGATCTTTATCCTCACCATTTTTATGTTTTATAAAAATTGTTGCATATTTGATATTATCAAATAAAGTAGTTCTAATACTATTATATCTAATTAAATCATTTAAACATAGATACAACTCTAAACATTGTTTCTTATTCATAATAATACTCTTTTTTGTTAATGACATTTCTTTCTCAAGTGCATTATTATAACATCCAAAGTTTCCTTTAAAAACTAAATTATTGGAAACTTTTGATAAAGTATTCTTAAAATTAGTCAAGTCTTTTATACCATAGTCTTTCACACCATAGTCTTTTATTGTCTCTTCTTCAGTTATATTTGAACTGTCGCGACATATTTCTTCTTTCCAAAGCTCACTCAAGTATTCTACCATACTTTCATCTGAACCTCTATAGTTAATAGTTGGATTAAACAACTTTGCTTCATACGGTTTACTCATAATTTTATTATTACTTTTTTAAGATGATATAGTTTATTTATCAATTTTTATTTTTTAGCGTAATGAAGTATATAAATAAACTATAAATAAACTATAAATAATTCACTTGATAATTATCTACACCTCGCAATTCTTATACTGAACCGGAAAAGGAATTACATCTCTTATATTTTCCATACCAGTAAATAACATACATAACCTATCAACTCCTAATCCAAAGCCACCATGAGGAACAGTACCAAACTTCCTCAAGTCGGTATAAAATGTTAGTTTAGTTTCATCTACTCCTTTTTGTTTCATCATTGATAATAATTTATCATAATTTTCCTCTCTCATAGAACCGCCAATTAATTCTCCTATTTTATAAGGCATTAGTAGATCGAAAGATTCACATGTACCATCTTCACATTGTCGCATATAAAAGCTCTTAATTTTGATTGGCCAATGTGTTACAAAAACTGGTCCCTTAAAATATTCTGTCAGCCAATTCTCTGCTTCAGAAGATAAATCTTCACCTTGTTGTAGTTTTCCTTTCATATCTGAAGTTTGAAATAATTCAATAGCATCATAATAAGTAATACGATGAAATGTTGTTTCTCTTATTTCTTTAATACGATCAATAATACCTTTTGAAATAAATTTATCAAGACCTTCTAATTCACTAGAACATGTTTCTAGTAAATAATTAGCTAAATATTTAATATATCTTTCACCAACCATCATCAAATCATTTAGATCAATAAAAATATCTTCTATTTCCAAATGTGTAAATTCAGAAACATGTTTAGATGTAGAAGAATGTTCACTTCTGAAACTCTTGTTAGTAGTATATACTGCTCCTAATGCACATGAAATAGCTTCTAGTTGCAATTGAGAAGATACAGTTAGAAAAACTGGCTTACAAAAATGGTCTCGAGACCAGTCATACTTACCGTCCTTAACTGGTAGTTTATTAATATCTGATAGATCATGTTCTGTTAACTGAAAGACACCTGCACCTCCTTCGCACTCGTTGATAGTAATAACATTTGGGTCCAGATGAAAATAGTCTTCTTCTTTAAAAAACTGATGTGTTCCTTGAGTAATCGCTGATTTAATCCTAAAAACATTTCCAAAAGTGGCTGTCCTAGTTCGCAAGTGAAGATAACCTCTCAAGGTATCTAGGTTCATTTTAGTTTTGGCCAATGGATATTCTTCTGGGTCAGCACCTCCTATAATCTCAACTGAAGAAACTTGAACTTCAACTCGTTGACCCTTTGCTGGTGATTCTACTAACTTACCCATAGCTTTGATAGAGCATCCAGTATGAATTTTACTGGATACATCATCGTCAACTTCTTCCCAAATTAATTGAATACCATCTGTATTTGACCCGTCTGTACATTTAATAAATGACATATTCTTTTGCTTACGACAAGTCAATACCCAACCTGAAACAGTTATCATATCGCCAATCATACTATCTTTTAGAATTTTGTTGATTTTCATTATTTTAGTAAACATTTAAATGTTTAATAGAATAATAATCAATTTTTATTGGAAATAGAAATAAAATTTCTATTTATGTTTGTTTACACTATGTGTAAACAAATGGTGCTAAGTTTTCGCTGGAAATAGATAGTCCATCCAATTTTTATTATAATTTTATGTAGTATTAAGAACAACTTTCAAATAAGACTATTTATATTCCAATCTTGTCTAATCTTTTCTGACGAATATTAAGCAGAAACTCAATCGCATAATTTACAGTGGAAGTAACATAATTTGGGGAATATGATTTTTTTAATTTCATTAATAAATTTAATATTGTCGAATATCTTGAAGTAACTACAATTGAACTTGCACATAAATAAGATTTGACCAGTTCTTTATTTTCATCAATACATCTTCTCATTGACATAAAAAACTTTAAATCAAATGAATTAATTTCAGATATATCAATTATAAAGTAAAATAATTTTTTACTATTTAATATTTTTAAAAAATCTTTTTTAAACTCAATAACTTCTTCCTCTTTAATAATTCCTTCAAATTTAAAATGATGTAAATTTAGTTCATCATTGGTATATTTATATTTATACATTAAAATTAATTATATATTTAAATTTATGATATTATTAATTCGTTTTAATTTATTTAAATAAACTATATTTAAATAAATAAATATTATTAATTTAATGGAAAATAAAATCTTAGACAATTCTGAGAAAAAAAGAATTTTAGATAAATTTGAAGAATATATTAAAGAAAGAACCGAACATCATCTGGGATATCCTTATAATTTAAATTTTAATTATGAAGAATTAAGTAGATTTTTTAAATATTCAATAAATAATTTAGGAGATCCATTTAATGCTTCTAATTATGGAGTTCATTCTAGACAATTTGAATTGGAGATTCTAGAATTTTTTTCTAAATTATGGAAATTGGATGATTATTGGGGGTATGTTACAAACTCTGGGACAGAAGGAAATTTACAATCTATATTAGTAGCACGTGAAAATTTACCAGATGGTATATTATATACATCATCGGAAAGTCATTATTCTATTTTTAAAGCTGCACATTTTTATCGAATGGAAGCAAAATCAATTCCTACGTCTTGGAATGGATGCATGCGGTTAGATCTATTAAGAGATGAAATTAGTAAAAATAAAGATAAACCAGTAATAATAAATGTTAATATAGGTACTACGGTTAAAGGAGCTGTTGATAATATTGATGGAATTATTGGTGTGTTAAAACAAATGAATATTCCGAGAGAGAAATACTTTATTCATTGTGATGGTGCATTATTTGCAATGATGCTACCTTTTTTAGATAGGAAAAATAAATTAACAATTGATTTTACTATGCCTATTGATTCGATTGCAATATCTGGTCATAAATTTCTAGGAACTCCAATGCCATGTGGCGTGATGTTAACTAGAAAAAATTTAATGACACCCTTATTAAAACCAATCGAATATTTAAATTCGGTTGATAGTACTATAACTGGTTCCAGAAACGGATTATCTTCCTTATTTATTTGGAATGTTATACAAGATAAGGGTATAGAAGGATTTACAACCGATGTAGAGAATATGATGACTAATTCAAAATATCTCGAAAAAGAATTACAAAGAAGAGGAATTTCTGCTTTTAGAAATAGTTTGTCAAGTACTGTGATATTTGAGCGGCCTAATCAAGAGTTTATTTTAAAATGGCAATTAGCGTGCACTGGAGATATAGCACATGTCGTAGTGATGCCATCTGTAGATAAAGGAAAATTAGATTTATTTCTAAAAGAAGTTGATAACTTGGTCTTTGAGAAGAAATGTGTTAAACAATATATGGATAGATACTGTCAATGCGAGGATTGTAAACCCCTCTAATTTAGATAAAAGTGTTTGTGCTAAAGTAATCTCTACTTATAGATAAGTGTTTATTTACCTTTCCATTCTTCTCTGATACCACCATCCTTTTTGTACTTATCACTTGATGTACCCATGTTGGCTTCATTTTGTTTATCTTGACGAGCGTTTTCGACATCTTGTGCTCTACGCTTTGATTCTCCTTCGGCTGCTGATGCACGTGGAGGATTTGATCGTGGTGGTTGAGAGTTTTCTTGAGACCCTGTACCACCTGTACCACCTGTACCACCTGTACCACCTGTACCACCTGTACTAATCACAATATTATTCTTTAGTTCAAGATACTTGCTTTTATATTTTAAATACTTAGATTTAAAATCCATATAATATATCTTATATATTTTATAAATCTAAAGTATTTAAATTTGAAATAATATACTTAATAATGTTATTGTTATTTTATTACTATAAATATAAAATCGATATCAATCGCACCAAGTGTTTGTATTTTATACTTGATATACATTTAAAAATGACGATATTAATTACTTTTACTGAATACCATAATATGTTTACTATCTATTGATTCGATAGATATACGACTAAATCCATTTATATTCCATTGATACGATGTAACTTGTTCAGTATTTTTATTAAAATCACCACCTATATAAATCTCAGTAATAAGGTGTTCCTTTAAAATTTTATTAATATATTCATTTAGAATAGGTAGATCGTGATTTTCTGTTGTGCCATGTAAATTTATAAATAGATTTGCTCCAGATTTTATATAATTAAAGTATCTTGTAGTAAAATATATATTATATATACATTCTCTTATTAATGTAGAATAACTTTTCTTAAATATATGAGTAGAATCTTCTATTTTCTTTTCTATTGTATAATCTTGTGTGCCTCTAGCTTCGTTTGGAAATCTTCTAATTTTAAATATCATATTACCGTACGGAGAGTTTAAAATTTGTGATGTATTTGCTTTAGTATAGTTAATTGTAGTTTTTGGTGTATATATTACAAATTTCACTTCCAAATCGTATTCAACATTATATATTAGTTCTGATATTTTATCTCTGATTAATAAATTGCCATCTAAAGATATATTAGCACAAAATTCTTGTAGTCCAATTATTTGTATACCTTCATTTGCATTAATTATTTTCTTTATTTCCATAAAAATACGCTTATACCGTTCTAATAATGTTAGTTGAATTGATGAATTATTTATTCTTTTTTCATTATCCTCTTGATTTTCTATATTCCAAACTAACATTTTTCCAAAAATAAGTGGTTCGTGATTAGATAAAAGTAAATTACCAGTATATTTTGGAATATGGTCCACTAGTGCGCCACCATATACTTTTTTTAAATCTAAATATTTTTTTTTATATTTCAAATAATTTTTAAAATAATTATGTTCCATTACTTTAATTTATATTTAATATTCTTTTGAAGATCTTTATGAAATAAGTGTTAAATTAACAAATGCATTTAAACTCTTAAAACATTATAATCTAATATATGTTTCTAGTAGACAAATACCAAAAGGATAGTAACTATATAACATGTCATCAGGATATTATTGAAAAATTATTAGATACATTTGATTCTCATCAAAAGATTTACAAAGAATCATCTGAGTTAGTAAAAAAAAATAAATCAGAATTTAGAAAAATAATAAAAGAATTAGAAACTAAAAGTTGGAGATATTCCAATCTTCAACATTTAGTACTATATGGACCAAAAGGATGTGGTAAAGAGTATGTTGTAGACAATTTATTAAAAAAAATATATGGAAATATAGAGACAAAGGAAATAGAATATATAATTAGTGGATATAGTAATTCGAAAGAAAAAGTAATGATAAATCAAAGTAAATATCATATTATAATTGAACCTAATAATAATGGATTTGACAAGTATTTAATTCAAGAGATTATACAAGAATATGCCAAGACAGAAAATTTAACAATATTCAAATATAAAAAATTATTTAAGATTGTAATAATTAACAAAATAGATAATTTATCATATTCAGCCCAGGCTTCTTTGCGAAGAACCATGGAAAAATATGCAGATACATGTAAATTTATATTTATATGTGATCAATTATCAAAAATTATAGAACCATTAAGAAGTAGATGTCTATTAATAAGAGTCCCTTTACCAAGTGATGTACAAATTATCGAAACAATAACTCAGATTTCTTTATTAGAAAATATAAAACTGGAAAAGAATGATTACAAGTATATTTTAGATAATTGTGAATCTAAGGTTAATAATGCGATTTGGTTGTTGGAAATGAAAAAATTTAATGTTCCAAATACTCATTCTTGGAAATTAGTAATAGATAGTATGGTAAATATATTAATTGAAACGGATGAATTAAATAATAAAGTAATAACTGAATTTATTAAAAATATAAGAGAATATTTTTATATCTTGTTTATAACTAATATTGATGTTAAGAAAATATTAACTTCTTTGATGGTTTCTATAATAGAGAAAGTAGATAATATTATATTAAAACATGAGATTATAGAAATTATATCCAAGTATGAATTAAGAATATCACAAGGGACCCGACATATTGTACACTTAGAAGCAATGATGATAGACGTATTAACTTTTTTATATAAGTCTAAGAATAATGATATTCCAAAAGATAAAACGATAGAATATATTATTTAATATTTTTAAAAATATTTAAAAAACAAAATTTGATTAAATTATATATATTTTATAAAATCTAATAAAATATATATGAGTAAAGATTTATCATGGATTGATTTAGATGAGAAGATTAATTTAATATATAATTTTAGTAATAATGATTCGATGAAATCGTGTCATCAAATAGAATCAATAAATATAAATAGTATTAAATTAGAAGATATTAAAGTTCCTTCAGATAATAAATATAATGAAATAATTTTAAATGATATTATAAATGCAAAATTTCAATTAATAAAGTTTCATAATAAAAGTTTAATTTCAATATTTAAAAGATATTCAGAAGGATTTCCTATTAATATTAACATAAGTCCTTATAATAATAAAAAGGAAATAGATAATATTCTTAGTGATAATAACAAAGATAGTTTATTTTCCTATATTTTGAGTCAGTTGGTATTAGAAGAAAAAACTCGACATATTTTGCTTCCAATTATAAATATTGATGTAGAGTTTTCTAAAATAGAGGATATATTTAAGCCTTATCCTATTTATAAAGAATATACTGAGCTTCTAGAACAAAAAGAAATTTCCAATATATTCTCAATGCGAACTAAAGCTCAATTTACAGATGCGGTAAATTTAATGGATTATTTGAGTTCTAACAAGGATCAAGTAAATTACAAAATTATATTGTTTCAAATTATTCACACATTAGCCGTTATACAAAAAGATTATCCTGATTTTATACATAATAATTTAAAATTAGATAATATTATTGTGGAGAAGTTAAGAAAAGATAAATCAATGAAATATATTTTTGCAAATACTGTTTTTGAAATAACTAGTAAAATATCAATTAAAATATCATCATTTGATAAATCAGAATCTGATAAAATATTAAAGGGAAGTTTAGTATCAAAAGGTAATAAATATAGCGATTTATTAGTATTCTTCAATAAACTTTATAAACATAGTAATTTTAAATATATAGACTCTGAAACATTAGAGTTTTTAGATAGGATATTTCCAAAAAAATTAATTGGTACATATAAAAGTGAAGAATTATATACACCAAGTGACTTGTTAAAAGATAAATATTTTATATCATTACAAAGAAATTTATCCGAAAAAAAATCTTCTAATCAAACATATATGAAAAACATTTTAGAAAACAAAAAAAATAATAATTTCGTAGTTAATTTAGATTCTGATTCAAAAAGCATATTAGGAAATCAAAGTTTGTCAGAAAGCGATAATAGTATATTTAATAATATAACTGTTAGTTCGAATACTGATACTATAGATTCTAGTATTTCAGATAAAAAATATAAAAGAGTAGAGGTAAATAAAAATATGTCTAGAAAAGTAAAACAAAAAGGAGGGGATAGTAAGATATTTAGAAAAAATATTGACGATGTAACTATACTGACAAGAGAATTAAAAATTGATCAAAAAAGTGAACAAAAAATTGATCAAAAAAGTGAACAAAAAATTAATCAAAAAGGTGGAGACTTGAGATCTAATTCAGCTCCTTTTAAGAAAGAGAAAAATAATCCATATTTAACTAATGATGCTAGGGCAACATATAGTAAAAGAAAAGAAGAAGATCCTCAAAATCATGGACCACCATTATTAGCTGAACAAAAAGTGTATGATACTACTAATAATAGTAAACCACCACCTTCCTATATACCAACTGATGTAGCAGCATATAATCCATTTTATGCTCATGCTCATCCTTTATATCCATATGAAACAAAAACAAATCCGGTCCATGTTGTTAAACCTGTAAATATTTCTTTTTCTAATCCAGTAGGAGGTAGTCATATGACTATTAATAGAGTTTACGAAGATATGATTCCAGGTGATAGATTTACTTTTAGTTTAAGGTCTACGTTTGAAAGAAGACAGTTACATAATTATGTTAGAAGTATGATTTTAGAAAATGGAGATGGTGAAGAGTTAAGTATATCAGCAGGTAAGAAAAAATCATTATTATCACATATTAGATTATTGGAGATTAATCCCTATAATATTGGTAAGAATCCATATAAATCATTATCTAAAGGATTTTTGTTATATACCTCAGCTTATTCTATTAGATATAATCAAGAGAGAGATAAGTTAGATATTGCTAAACAATCAATGGGTATTAATGTAAGAATTTATGAGTTAAGTTATGGAGCAATAAATTGTTTTAAAATTAATGATAGAATTGATATGAACAATTTTGATATTTGGAGAGAAATTAAATATTATGAATACATTAGAGAAGATATATTAAAGAGAAAGGTTTCGCCAAATTTTGTTAGTTTACATTTATACACAACTGATAGTACTTCCAATATAGATTATCAAAAGTTAAGCGCTCTTAAATATCAAAGTTATCCAAAAGGCCAATATCATAAAGAATTAAAAAATCAAGATAAAGTTAATAATCTACATGAATTGGATCCTCTTGAGTTTTTAATGTTGTCATCTTATGGAATGAATAAAAAAACAATGATAGATACTACTAAACGTATTCATTCATCTCAAAGTACAGAAAAGAAAGCTAGAGAAACGGCAAAATATTTAGGTAGAAATAAATATATTGAAGGTTCTGGTCAAAATTATAAATGGACACAGACCGGAATTGAATTTTTGGTAAGTAAAGGTTATTTTACATTTGTAACTAATACTGCTAATCAACCAAGAGTAGGAAGTAGGGCAACACCAGATGAAATCAAAGTTTTATCAAATATAATTGGTAAACAAGATTTGACTACTTATACAGGAAGTTCTTTAGTAGCATTAACTGAATCACCAAATAGTAATATATTAAAATGGGCTTCTCCATTATCTGATGATTTTGGGACTGTTCAAAAAATGGTGGAAACTGGATATCATACACCTGACGTTTGGAGATCAATTTTATTTCAATTAGTATATGCTTGTGCTGTTTTACAAGAAAAAGAGATTTATTTCGAGAAATTTTCACTAGAAAACAATATATATATAAAAGATTTGTTTACTAATTCCGAGAAAAGAGATCATTGGATATATAAGGTAGACAATTTTGAATTTTATATTCCTAACTATGGATATTTACTAATGATTGATTCTAGATTTGTTGATGTTATGGATGATAATACAAAGGTATACTTGGACAAATCATACGAATCTGAACAAGAAGCCCCTACTTATAAAATACAATCTGAAAAATTATACGGTAATAAAAACACAGATACATCTACAATAAAGACGAATATTTACCATGATTTTAAGAAGATGATTAATCCAGATAATTTTAATAATAATTTAGAAAAAATAGGAGGTGAAAGACCCGACCAAAGTATATTACAGTTATTAAGTGCTATCTATAATGATAATAGTACGACATTTACTATTCTAGATTTATTAAAGAAACACTTTGTAGAATTTCTTAATAACCGTGTTGGAACATTATTAACACGCGAAGAAATAAATATTTTACCTCTAATTCCCAGATTCGACTTTGAAGAAGGTGAAATGATTATATATCAAGAAAGATATGATGAATATAGATGGGCAATATATTTAGGTAATGGAACTAGTAATATGAAAAAGATAGTAGTTTCTAATGATAAGAGAGATATATTCCAACCAAAAGAGGTCTACGGTCATACTTTATTTAAATTTCCAGAAGGAGAGACAATAAAACAAAATACTGTAAATGGTATTAGGTATGATTCAAATTTTACAATTGAAACTTATAACTTTAATAATTAAATATTATATTTAAAAATCTTTTTTCTATAATATTTTAATAGTATGTCAAAATCATGTCCACAGAATATAGAGGATTCGGTTCTTGAAAATCCTAACTTTGATATTAAACAATTACCCATTGCATATTTTAATGAAAATAAAAATTCGGAGGAACTAAGGGACCAGTTTATAAAAAACACAATTAAACAAAGCGAAGAGTGTATATCTGATTTAGCTAAATATTTTTTCGGCGATTGTAATATTGAACTAATTAATAAACAGATAGTTTTAAAAGTTTATAATTTAACAAATAAAAAGTATTTTATAGGCTTTCAAAGTAAAGATAATTTATTGATTGTTATGAGATATATATGGATTGAATATTCAAAAAATCTAGACTTCCAGATTAAAGAACAAATAACAGAATTGAATAATATGGTTGTTAAAGATATTTTGCCTAATATTATTACCAATATTGAACAACATTATGGATATATAAAAGACTACCAAGCTAGAGAGAATAGTAAATTTAAAGTAAATGATTTACCAGTAAGTACCAAGATGACACGAGGCACAATTGAGTTACCATCAATGTCAGAAACTTTTCATAATGTCTATAGTGATACCAATCAAACAAAATGTAATAGACCAGTTCTTAAACATCAACCACCAAAAAAATCTAATTATTCTTTCAATTATGAACCATTACCAGAAAATTATGGTGAAACTTCTTTTGGTAGATTAAAATCTGATCTAGAAATAAACCCAGGAAACTGTAAAATAACTCAAGATAAAGATATGTATGTTAATGGAAGATGTAAATCTGATAATTCATACAAGTGAATTTAAAATATTTTAAAATTAATTAAGATTAATTAATTTTAAAAACTATTTTTGTAATGTTTAAATTTACTTGTATAAATTTAGATAAGAATTTGTCCTTGAGTACTGTCGCGAGCTAATTGGTAAACAAAGATGGTACCTCTAGTTTCGCCCATTTCGGAAAAGGAATGACCAATTTGACCAATACCTGGTTGACCATAGATTTGAGTACAAGGTCTGTTATGGTTATTAATAGCTCCAGGTCTGAAATCGACAACACCCATTGGGTCATAGTGGAAGAATTCTTCTTGGTTTTGACCCTTGGATGGGTCAGCATGAATCATAACAGCAGTAGAAGAACCTACAACAATGTTTTGGTTAGGGATGTTTTTGTTTACTTCGTTAAGAACAATAGATCTTAAGTTGTATTGGTCACCTCTGATTGGGATTTGAGTACTGAAGTTAACTTGTCTTTCGTTTAATCTCTCGAATCCAGAAAGAGCTTGAGGTAATTGACCAAAGTTGAAGGGGTGGTGACCGTGAACTCTCATGACATTAGCTCTTCTGTCAACGTAGAAGATAAGTAAACCTCTGGAGTAGATAAGGTCAGTGTGTTTTGGTACAACATGGTTACCTTCAAGGAAGAATTGACTTTGAGATAAAGCATCATCAAGGTTAACTGGGGAGTTATCAGTTAAGTTAACTGGTAATCTTAAGTTAATCATAGGAACAGTGGTAACTACAGGTCTAATGGTTTGATGGTAAGGGTTAGTAGAAAACATTTGGTAGACTGGGGAAGTAGCTACAACTGTAGGTCTGTAAGAAAAGCATGACAATAGTCTCTTAATGACAGTTCCGTCATGTCTTCCATAAACAAGGTCTGGGTTATCGTATCTGTTTAGTTTACAGATATCGACGGCATTAATAAATTCTCTGAAAGAGGTGTTATAGTATTGACCATTTCTTAAGTGTAAAACAGAGTTCCATAATTGATGTTGTACGTTGATTCTGTTAAGTAAATCTAAGATTGGGGAAGCATTGTTGCAAACAACATCATTAGGGTCAGTTACTAAAGAGTAGAAAAGCTCATAATCAGGTCTAGTGGTTAAAGCCTCGTCTTGGTATCTAGACTTGACTACGCTAGCCATGTTAGAATATAAAAAGTGTTGTTCTACGTTGTCAATTTTAGGGAAGAAAAGAGCAGCAATTACTGGGTGAACGTGCTCTCCAGGTCTGTGTCCTAATGTTCTTTCATAAGAACCAGTGACGGCTTCATAGTCACAATCGTTGTATTGAATAGATTGTAACATAACTTGAGCATGTAATGGTCTATTAACTTGGTAAAGTTTTAAGATTTCTTGCAAGTGTTTGTAATCAGAATCAGTTGCTTTTAATTTAGCACCGTGACTGTCAAAACTCATAGTACCAAGTACTTTAGCCATATTAGTTGCAGGAGCCATAACATCCTCGGAACCAGTACCAACAAGTTCTTGTTCGTAAATTCTTTTAAATTCAGAAAATTCTTCATCACTTAATGCATGCTTCTTCTTGAATTTTTGTGCCTTTTCTAAAAGCATGTGGAATGGGTAGTTTTGGTTACTGTATTTTTCTCTGATTAATGTAGCAAATTTTTTGGCTCTTTTCACAATTTTGGTGTGTTTTTCAAGGTATAGGTTTTGGATTTGATCAACTAACTCTTCATTATCAAACTTGCTTCTAAGTTTAATGAATTCGTTGGTATCAACTTTACCCTTGGTTTTTTTAAAAAGACGACGAACTTCGTCATCAACGGTGTTTTTATTGCCGGAAGGCTTTGTTCTAGAATAACTTGAATTATCCATATCTTGTATATATTAAAATAGAAAAAAAATTAAAAATCTAAATATTTTTTTTAAATATTTAATTTCTATGGTTTAAAGTTATAAATTATATTGAATATATATATATGAATAATTTATGGATTAATAAATATAAACCAGCTGATTTAAATCAAATAATTGGTAATAAAAATCAGATTAAGAGAATAGAAGAATGGTTAAAAAACATGGATACTCTAAAGAGTATGTCATTAATTGTATCAGGAAATCATGGAATTGGAAAATCCTTAACATTAAAATATATTTTAGAGGAAAATGGTTATTTAGTAAAAATCATTTATCCAAATGAGATTAAATTATATAGGAATGATGGAGATTTTAAAGACTTTTTTAATTATAGAAATTCCATTAGAAATAAAATAGATTTTTCTTCGGATAAGTGTAAGAAAAAACTTGCTTTAATATTCGATGAGACAGAGTCAATTACATTAACAAGTGAAAAGAAATTTATTACTGAAATATTTAAAATGAATAATAAGAAAAAAGTATTTCCCTTGATATTCATTTCAAATAATCAACATAGTAAATTACTCAATGATCTAAAGAAAAATTGTTTAGAAGTAAGATTCGTACCACCTGCTAATTTTGAATTAAAAAATCTTATTTGTAAAGTATTAAATGAGGAAAACATTAAAGTAGAAAACAATCAAGTTATTGATCTATTGATTGAATTTTCTCAAAGTGATATCAGAAAATTAATTAATATCTTACAAGAGTTAAATTATCATTTTAATAATAAAATAATTACAGAAGAAGATTATTATAAATATATAAAACTATCAAAACAGAAATATAATGAACTTGGGTTATTCGAAACAACATTAGAGATTATTAATAATAATAAAAGTTATGAGGAAATTAATCAATTTTATGAAAATGAAAAGGTTCTTCTTCCTTTAATGATTCATGAAAACTATCCTAAAAAAGTATTATGTAAATCAAAATTAGATACTGTAGAAACATTGGAACAGATAAACCATATATGTGACTCTATATCTATAGGAGATAATATTGAGACGAGTATTTATACTGATCAAAACTGGTTCTTGCAAAAAATTCATTGTTTTTTCTCTTGTGTAAATACGAATTATTGGATAAATCACAGTAAAACAAAAGATATAAAATTGACAGATATAAAATTTAGTTCTGATTTAAATAAAACATCACTAAAAAATATTAATAAGAAAAACATTAATAATTTAAGCAAACTATTACCAAATAAATCTCTTGAGGAAGTATTGTATATTAATAAAATATGTAATCATTTGGTAAATAATAATAAAGTTGATGAGATAATAAACATATTAAAATATTATAATCCAAATTTTAACATTAAAGATATTGAATTATGTATTAAAATTGATAAATCTTATGATTTTATAAAATTTAACTCCAAAGAGAAGAAACATATTAATAAACTAATTGATTCAATATAAAATAATAATTAGATATACTTTTCAGTAATTTTAGATATATATATTAATTGCAAGTTTTCTGAACTATTAAATTTTCCATCTATAAAATATAAATCCTCACTTAAATAGAGTATTAACTCTTGTATTAATTTTATATCATCAACCTCTACTATAATACTATCTTGAGTTAAAAGTTGATGATATAACATCATTATTTTATTATCAGAATTTTCAAATAAATGTGAAAAAGCTTTAATTTTATCTATCTTCTTTATGATTCTTTTATCTACCCCAGGAATCATATATGCCCACATAAATATACCACTTTGTCTAACTATACCATAAAAATTATAGGTGGCTGATAGAATTTTAGTATCATTATTAAACATAATTATTTCAGTGGTTTCTTTATCAAATTTAATAGTGTAGTGTTTTTTCTTATCTAATATCTTGGCCATTTTATTAAACTTATCATTAGAAATTTTCTTAATATCTTTTAAAATTTGTATATTATGGTCAGGAGAAATCTTTTTATTAGATTTATTTTTCATTAATATATTTAATAAAAAATATTTTAAAAATAAATTATTCTATTAAATATATTTAAAACTTTTCTCATAGTTTATATATGTCATATCAATTACAAGGTTCTGAAATAGAAGACAAGAATATAATAATATATACTATTATTATTGCGGTTATCTTCTTCTGCTTTGTTTTACCAACTTTAGAAAAGAAATTTAATGAAGAACAAAATGAAATAAGAGAGAAGATGGAATCTTTAAGAGGTGGTAAAATTATAAAATTAGATACTAATAAATGTTCAAGAGAATGCTGTCTTCATACACAATGGCCAGCCCCTCATATGCCTAAGAAGAAGAGTGATAAGTATATTAGTACCAATTTTATGTGTAATAACGGCGGATGCCTATGTGTAAGCAAAGAAGATAAAGCTTTTTTATCAAAGAGAGGTAATAACTACATGGGTTGTGCAAAAAAGAAATAAATTTTAAATTTAATATTAAAATGTTTAATAAGTTTAATATAAAATTTTATTTTCTTAATTTTTAATATATGAATATATTAGTCGAAAAAAAAAAAGAATTTACAGTAAGAATAATAAATATATTATCACCTTTAATATTTGAAGGCTTAACTTCCATTTATAATAAAGCAAATGAAATATCAAATTCTGATAACGTTTTAAAAATATTTCAATCGTTTCTCAAAAGAATTCCAAAATGGACCGATGAATTATTAACACAAGAAATAAATAGAATAAAAACAAATAGCAAAGACTTTGATTTATTATATGATCTAATAAGAGCGTGTATTAAAGCAAATTTATATATATTAACCTGTTCTCCTAATAGTAGTAATAAAGTTAATATTAATCCAGAATATTATAATACAATAAACTTTTCTAAATTTATACATAATATTTACATAGAATGTGCCAGAGAAGTTTGGAATAATCCATATTTATTTTATCATAATTATACTGGAATTGAAATAAAAAGAAACCAACGAGATACTCTTCAATTAATTAAAATATGTATTGAAGAATCTATAAGAAAAATGTTACCATTAAAACATGTTCTTGAAATATATCTAGGTGATGATCTTATTGAACAAGTACCTGATGATAATTTTGAAAAAACTATAACAGAAGTTGATGAGAGAAATTTAAAAAAACTTTTAAAACAAGATTTAGAAAATGAAGATGATAATATTGACGATGAAAATGATAATATCGATGATGATACTAAATATAAAAATCAAGGAATAATATCTATTAATTCTAATTTTTTAGAACAACCTAAAGAATCTATAAATAATTCAATTAAGAAATCTTCTAGTACTAGTAATGGTAATATTAATGTTGATGTTGCAAAAGATTCTACATCTACAGTTGATAAAGAAAAACATGCTATAAATGAATTAGCACAAATGGGTGGTAATAAAGATATAACATCGTCTAGTAAAGGATTAAATTCTAAAATATTAGATATTTTAAATGATAAAAATTTAGAATTATCTGATAATGGTACTTCTGAAAAAAAGGTGGAAAAGAATAAAAAATTATCTGAAACAAGTTCCGAAGAATTAATTTCCAATAACATGGATAGTAATTTAAAAAAATTAATCAAAAACGATTTAGGTAATACGGAATCGGAATCATCAACAAATTTCAAACCAGAAACTACCAAAAACGGATATCAAGAAATATTTTCAAACTCAAATCATGAGAATTCTACAAACTCGCACCAAAAAAATGAAGAAATAAATAAAAACAAATTTTTTAATAATTATTTACAATTTTAAAATTCGGGTTATTATATCTAAATTCTCGATACCAATAATTATTTTTAAACTGTACCAAGTATTGTTTAAAAATAAAAAGTTTATTAATTTTTAGTTTATTAATTATTAGTTACTTTGATTGATGGACATACCATGTCTAACATTCCAAATGAAATGGAGGATATTAAACCTATCATAATAATTTCTTTAGTTTCTATTGGTTGATTAGGAATATATCTAACAGCTACTAAAATTATAAATCCCATAAGAACATATTTAATAATTCTTTTTGATTTTTCAAGTGCATTAAGATTATTTTTTGTTATACTATTTTCTTTTTTAGGAGAATTCTGCATTATTAGTTTATATGAGAAAATTTTTTCTTAAATTAATTAATGAACAATAAAATTATATATTTTATGGTCGGAACATTTGTTTTAATATATTGGTTCCAATCTATAGATAAAAGCTTTAATAAAAAAAATAATTTTGAAAAGTTTAAAATCCCTGTATTGTCAAGTGCATTGGTTGGTCTAATATCACAATATATATGCGGTTATACTGATTTAGAATTCATATCTTCTCATTCTAACCAAGAAATATTTACTGAAGTAGCCAATTTCTAATATTAGGTTTGTGTGTATAATATGTTTGAAAATATATAGTAATATATTTTCTAATATATAAATAATGAGTACAAGAGATGTAAAATACGGAGCATCACAGCTTAGATTAAAGAAATTTGATATAAAGGGGATGGTCGACCATGCTACAATTGCGATGATAGCAAAGAGAGCTTCTGGTAAAAGTTATGTAACAAGAGAAATTCTATATCATAAAAAAGACTTACCTACAGCTGTTGTTATTAGTAGAACAGAAAAATTAAATAAATTTTATGGTGAATTTATTCCAGACTCATATATTTTTGATAATTTCGAACCAGAAATATTAGATAGAATCTATAAAAGACAAGCTCGAGTTTCTGAGGATAATATAAAGAGATTAAAAAACGGGAAGAAAGCGAAAGATGATAGATTAATGTTAATTATGGATGATTGTATGTCTTCTAAAGGTAGTTGGGTTAAAGACCAAAATATTTTGGAATTATTTTTTAATGGAAGACATCATCATATTTCTTTTATTCTTACCATGCAATATTGTGTTGGTATACCTCCTGAAATGAGAAGTAATTTCGATTATATATTCTTATTAGCAGAAGATTTTATCTCTAATCAAAAAAGATTATATGAACATTATGCAGGAATGTTCCCATCATTTGATATTTTTAAACAAGTATTTGCTGAAGTTACTCAAAATTATGGTATTATGGTTATTAATAATCGAGTTCATAGTACTAATATTACCGATAAAGTCTTTTGGTATAAAGCAAAAACTGTTCCAAAATTTAAACTCGGTTCCAATAAATATATTAAATTTCATAAAAAGTATTATGATCCCGAATGGAATAAAAGACTTCCTATTTTTGATCCTACTGAAATATTAGCTAAGAAAAGAAACAACTTTAGAATTAATGTAAAAAAAGTCAAAGATGAATGAATTTAAAAAGGTTTATTTAAATTTAATCATTTTATAATGTGTTATTAAACAGCAATATTCTCTTCTATCTTAGAAGTTCCTAATTTTTTACTAATCTTCTTTTCATTCTTATATATATCCTCCTTCTTAATAGTTAATTCTTTGATTTGTTCATCTAATGATAATAACTTATTTTTTAGACTATTCACCTCGTTAGTATCGGTGGTCTCTGATATTCTTTGCTTGATCTCGTCAACTGTTGTATTTGATGTTTCAATTGATTTTTCAATACCTTCTCTCATATTCTTATATTTTCTCTCTTCGTGAAATAATTTGGATTTATCTTGGTTGTCCATGTATCCTTTCATAATACCATTCAGTTGTTCATTTGCATATTCTGGGTTACCAGCTGCTTCTGATGTTGTATCTGGGTCAAACGCTAACCATTTTCCCATTTCACCTACAAATACATTATGAATTGTATCTACACTTTGTAATTTCTTAGCATGAGCAGAAGCATCTTCTATATTTGAGAAAACTCCTCGAATTTTAATACCTGCTAGTGTAACCTTAGTAGCAGGATCAGTTAAAAAACTAACACAAACAAAATTTTGGTCTTTTGGTAACAGTGAATCTTCAGTTAGATAATCTTTACTTGACATTAAATAATATGTTGTATATTCTTTAAATTAAAATAATTTAATTAATTTTACTATATTTATTTGTATTATTAGTATAATTTACATTAGCATAAGTTGATATATTCTTATCTATAGTATCCTGATCACTATATCCCATCCAAACTGCCGGGTCTGAAAACATATTTCCAAATATTTTACTTGGTCGTTTACCATCATGTGTTTTTAACAAATCTTCCATTTTTCTTTTTTTATTATCTATACGGGCTTGTCTTACCATACTATCCTCTATTTTATAAGTATAAGATTTTGTAACATATACAGTCATTATTATGATTCCAAAAAAAAGAATTAATACTGATAAATTTCTTATTATATTCATTATATAATAATATATATTTTAAATATTTATTATTATGTAAACTCCTGAAATGGTTTATATTATAATAAATGTAAACTCCTGAAATGGTTTATATTATAATAAATGTAAACTCCTGAAATGGTTTATATTTATTATATTGAAGATATAAACTCCCATCTTAAACTTTTACATATTTTCTCCCAAACATGTTCTTGTTCTTTAAGATTTTTAATTGATTTTAATAATGGAAAACTAGTTAATAAATGGTCTAACTCTAATAATTGACAGAACTTGTGTAAGACATATGAATATGATAAGAAATTTTTACGTCCTTTAGGTTTATAAATCTCCCATGGTTCTTGAATCTTAGAAAACATATCTATAAACTTCATTTCAACATGTCTATTTATATTTGGTGGTTCTAATCCACTTAATTTATTTATAATATAAGGAATATGTTCATATAAATTATTATATCCAAGTTTCTTTAATATTTGTTTCATTTTATCCCTATCCAATTTTGATAAATCTTTTATCCTATTTTTATTAATTTCGTTAATTACTTCTAAAAATATATTTTCTGGAATTTCAGTTGTTTCTTTAGCTTGAAACTGATTAATCCATTCCTTAAAATGATTAATTCTTTTGTAAGGTGAATATTCTTTAATTTGTCTATCCTCGTCAAGTATTATCTCCTCACTGTCGCCACAAATAGGACAAACATAACTAGATTCGCCAGCATCTAGTATTTTTTCAACGGTACATTCAATACAATATTTTATACGATTACTCCCATCATCCTTAATTGTTCTTGATCCGTCAACTCTTTGACAGTATTTATCAAACAGATGTGTTCGAGAAATATTATTGTCATCTTTTTTAATCTTCTTTTTATTAAAATAATCAATTATATTTTTTGTTTCCGAGTATTCATTCTTTTTCTCATCTCTTAATTTATAGTAACTACAAATAATTTCTCCAGTTTTATCATAATAATCTAATTCTTTTTGATTTTCCTCGATAGATATAATTTCTTGTTTCAATTTATCAATATTATTAAGTATATTTGCCTTAATTTCCAAATCTTTTTCAGTATACATACTATTATCTTTACAAACTAATTCTAACTCACTTTCTAACTTATTTATTTGATTTATTTTATTAGGTAAACTGGTTTTTTGCTCCTTAAATAGACTAGATTGTTCTTTATGTTTTTTGTCTAAAGTGGTAGAATCACGGTACTCCAACTTCTCTTTCTTTTTCTTTTTTATCTTAAAATTAGACATTAGTATTAATAGAAAAGTTACTTTAAATCCATTCGTATTTTATATAAATGGATTTAAGAAAAATCTAATATCATACAACAATCTTTCGAAAGATTTGTATTTATATTTTTTAATTCTCTAATATCAATATATCCTTTTATTATATTAAGAATATTAGAAATATAACATAATCCAATATCATGTTTAGTAATATTAAAGTCGTCTATTAATATCGAATTACTAAAATTAGAATTTGAAATTTCTTTATTATTATCAATAATTAATGTATTTTTACTATTAAATGTATTATTATGAATTTTATCATTCCATAATAAATCTAATGGTTTTAAGATTATATCGTTATGAATGACATTTCTATAGATAATATTAGTTTTTATATCCACATAATTATTATTATCCCTTGCTAATATTAAGTTTGTTTGTTCGTATTGTTCATTTGTTAATATTAATTTTAAAATTTCACGACAATATAAAGAGCTACCCGATGTCCAGAAACCTATATTAAAATAAGAAAAACAAAATTTTAAAAATTTTAATAAATACGGCCTGATATAAACAATGCCTAAGAAATTAGGAAGTTTAATAATTTTAAAATCGTGTTTTATATTAAAAGATTTAATATCAGTATCTTCCTTAATAGGAACAGTCTTTATTAATGTATCATCAATATCTAAAATTAAATTTATATTATTCATCAAGTTAGTATTAAAAATATATATAAATCTTTAAATTAGTTTAATATATCAATTTCACATTTTTTATAAATTTACGTTCGTTTAATATTACACTAAATATAGTAATAGATATATAATATCATAACTGGATCG